TCATTTGAGTAACAGACATTACGTTATCGCCATTGCCCATAATTATTGGGCCTGATTCTGCAAATGGTTCGCCACCATCGTAGTTAAAGCCAATTTCATGTTCGTATAATTTCTTGTCAGTAGCAGATGCAATAATGGGTTGGCGATATACGCCTGCGTCTACACCAGAAGTTCTCGCTAAAACGCCTATAGCCCATGTGTTATCGTTATAGTTAAACACGACATAGCGGTTATTCTCGTTAGAGTTTGCAGATGGATAGAACCACCATATTTCACCAAAGTTGGCGTTGGATACGGCTGCTACTTTACTGATCTGACTGTGGTTAATATCAGAAAATACATAATCTGCAACTTCACAATTAACTTCGCTAACCGCACCACCACTGTAGGTGTAGAATGAGCGACTACCCATCCATATTGCACCCTTGTCTACAACAGCCACAGCTTGTGTCGATACAATTCCACATGACGTACCGATACGCTCAATGCCAAAGACATAAGGTGGGCCAGAGTAAGTAGCCACATGAGCATCAATGTCAGTCAATATTAAGGCTTGGTTTTGTACCCTCACACCACATTGAATGCGGCCTGTCGTTTGTAACTCTAAACTACCAGCCTCATTAGTCGCTGCGGGTGTCCATACTGTGTTGTTTTCCCTATCAGACCACTTTACCAGGCGAGGGTTGCCGCCTGCACCAAGGCACATTAAGAACCTTTCTTCTGTCACTAGAATAGCCCGATTACTGACGGGTGCATTAGCTACCACTGCTGCTTTTGTTGAGGTGTTTAACTGCCATTGATAAACCTTTCCATCTTTGCTTGAACAGGCTACAAGATACTGCCCGAAAGAATCCATTGACCAAGTGGTGGCTGGCGTAATAGTCACCGATTCCTGTCGTGATGTGCCGTAATATTCACGCCCGTAAAATGCTGTACCAAATCCTATGGGATTAAGCGCGTTTTCATTACCAGCCGTTAGGCCCACTGGTGTAATATCAGATTGAATTCCAGCAGCACTATAAACATATAATTTGTTGTAACTGCCAGCAGCAATCCAACGATCAGCATTATTAGCAATCCACGATTTCATGCCACGAACTTGACCAGCACTTGGGGTATTACTGCGTGTACGCCAGCCGCCAATGGGACGTAAAGTGTTATCAAACCAACGTACCAGGTTAGAATCACGCCACCGACCCTGCGATTGCAAATCAGTGCCGTTGCGATATACGCCTGCTGGTAAATCTAGTGGAATTAGAGCCATTACTATTTAGCCTTTCTATTAACTAGCTTTAGACTTGTTATAGCCTGCAAACTTCTCACCGCGATAGGTTATAGCCATGTTTGTTCCTTTAAGCAGCAGCAGCCGTCATAGCAGTCATGCTCTCAGTAGTCCAATAATCCTTAGCTAACATAAGAACTAAATGCTCCTTGTTACGTGCTAGGGTATCTGCCCAATCATCGTCAGACACATCGGCTGGCTTACCAGCATTGATTAGTGCTACTGAATCACCACACGCTGCGTAGTGTGCAGCGATTTCTTCTGCTGTTAATTCCATTATCTTATGCCTCTAATGCTGTTAAACGTGCAGCAAGTGCTGCGTTTTGAGTTGATAATTCTTGTATTGCCTTTACCATTGACCAGAATATTGGGTCTGTGTTTACCTGCTTCATTCCTTGTTCGTTTTCTGTCACTGCGGTTGGTAGTACCACTTCAATTTCTTGTGCTATAACACCAACTTGTAACCCCGCAGCATCGCAACCAGTTAGCCCAGCAACAGTTATTTCTGCTTCAGTTCTATAGTTAAAGTTACGAACTTGAAGGGCATCAATCTTTGCTAGACCATTTGGGCTATCAACAATGTTTTTCTTGATTCTTTCGTCAGAAACAGTAGTCCAAGTACCTGAGTTGTTGCCTTGATAACATGCTCCTGACGGATTACCATAAATCCATGTAGCAGCATTTCCGGGGCCAGTATTGCTACGAGCGATGTATAAAAAGTTACTGTTTGTATCTTCACTACCCCCTGCTTGATAGCCAATACATACGCTGCTACTTCCCGTTGTTTTAGTTTTACCAGCTCGATAACCAATAGCCGTATTGCTAGCACCTGTTGAATTTTTAGACAAAGCCTCATATCCGATAGCAGAATTAAAAGAACCTGTCGTATTGTCGCCCAAAGAATCGTAGCCAGAGGCAGTGTTGTCACCGCCCGTGGTGTTAGTAAATAAAGACTGATGACCAAATGCAGAATTATTAGCACCTGTAGTGCTATTTCGTAACGCTTTCCAGCCAGACGCAGTTTGAGCAGCACCTGTGGTGTTGCTGTACAAAGATTGAAACCCAGAAGCCGTATTGTTAGCACCTGTTGTATTAGCTGCTAACGAATTGTAACCAGACGCAGTATTGTATAGTCCTGTTGTATTAGCCTTTAAGGCCATCAAACCAGAGGCAGTGTTGTAACTACCTGTTGTGTTGAATTTTAAAGCCTCATATCCTATAGCAGTATTTTCAGTTCCAGTAATGTTAGTTATCATACATTGATAACCCACCGCCACATTTGCGCCAGAAGTAGTAGTATTAGATAAAGAATTAAAACCTACAGATACGTTGTTATCGCCCGTAGTAACCGCAGTACCAGAGTTAGTGCCTAACAAAGTATTACCATTGCCCCCTGATGTAATGCTATCTCCAGCAGTCAAACCAGCTACAAGGTTATTGCTACCCAGCGTGTTAGTAACGATACCTTCTGTTGTGACTGCCGAACCCGTTATAATAGTAGCCATTTCTTACCCCTTCGGAATTGATGTTTTGATTGCCGCTATAGCGTCTTGCCAAGTTGTGGTTGAGTTGACCAAATCGTCGTAGCGCATTTCATCTTGGTTTAACTTGTCGTATTCAACCTTGCGCGAACGTGCGTAGGCTTGTGAGTCGTACTGGCTTTGCAATTCAATAATCTTGGACTGTATTGCTTTGTCTGTAGGCTGATCTTGTTCGCTATCCAACCACTCGATAACCTCGCCACGTAAGACCCACTGAGCCGATGGTGTTAAAGATTGAAGTGCTGCGCCTTTATCGGTCATGTGATGTTATCCTTTGATTTCCATTAACGTTATGGTTGATTCACAACTTGTATTTTGCACTCGAACTGAGCCACCAGCAGCACCTCCATCTGTGTTTCTGAACCTTGTTTTGTAGGCTGTTGCGCTGGTAGTTGAAGGGCTGTCTAAATAAGCGGTAGTTATTGTAGATAATACTTGTGATAATGCAGATCCTGTATAACCTAATTCTTTAGACAATAAACTGATTTCTGTCGATGCTTTAAATAGACTTATCGACATATCGTTTGCACTATTATCAGCAGAAACCGTAATTCCATTTTGATTAATTAAAACAAGAATCTTACTTGAAGTGCTGGATGGTGTAATTGATGCTGTCAATCCTGTGTCTGCAAAACTATTTGTCGTATTAATCACAAGAGTAGAAGTTTTTGCGTTGACAACTTGAATCACTGAGCCAGCAGGCACACTAGCACTCGTCATACCAGACAACTGATTCGATAACGCTATCGTGCCACTGCCATTTGCTGTCTCAAGCGTGTCAACTTTTATTTTAGAAGCCATTATTTACTCTCCAATGCTTCAATCCGCGTAATTAAATCTTGGATTGTTGCTGTTAATAGTGGAACCAATTTGCTTTGGTCAATGCCTTGTAAGTCAGGCACAGAGCGTGTACCCATCACTGCTGCTTCTGTGTCGGTAGCTGCTGTCACTTCATACTCTTCATCCATCATGGCATCTTTAGAGCCTGTAACTGCTTCTGGCACAACCTCTGCTAGTTCATGTGCTATAAAGCCATTGACGTTGCCTCCAGCAATCCAATCAAAGTTGCAAGGCTTGAGTAGTTTAGTCTGTGCTGTAGCACCTGACATTGGTGTGACGTTTTCTTTAAGTCGGTAATCTGAGGAAGTGTTGTAGGCTGTTGCTGAACCATTAGTAATAATCCTACCCACCTCGCCATTAGGGTTTACAAATCTTATTGCATCTGATGTGCCTGTGATTCCTGCCTCTAGGTTTAAGCCTCTGCCAACACCAGATACCTCACCCGATTTCCCATCATAAGCAATAGAAATTTGCGCCCCAGCTTGTGCGCTAATAGTGCCAAAAGTTAATTGACCAGTAGTAGCAATAGTCATAGCAGTAGTCCAGCTTATCGCTGCTCCTGCTGTGCCTGATGCTGCTCCTTTGAAATAGTGAGCACCCGCTTGTTGAATGTATTGGCTGGCTGCTTTGGCCTCTATATATTTATTACCAGAGTTATTTACAGCATTAACGTTAATGTCTAATTCGTCATCACCTTGATTGTACCAAGATAAGTTAGAAGTAGACCCAATCTGTAACATATTACTAGCAGTTGTTGTCAATAGCGGAGAGCCAACAGCCACGTTGCCTGTGAATACTGGGGTATTTAAATTTATCGTTTCGTTTGAACTGGTTGAGGAATCTAAAGTAACTCCACCGCCTGCTGAATTTTTAACTGTAATTGGCATAGTAGTTTCCTAAAGAATTATCCAAGTTGATCCGTTCGTCACGGTTACCGTTTTTCCATTATTTATAGTAATATCGCCAATGGTACTTGCGTTGGTATTAGCTGGAATTACTATATCCTCATTTATGACTTGGGCATTGGTTCGTATGATTGAGTCAGTACCAAGGCTCGGCCCTCCACCGCCAATCTCGCCCCACCCTGCGGCTGTGTAGCCCTCAAAACCAGATGTCGTAGAGTTATAACGTAAACGGCCTAATGTTGTGCCTGATGGACGTTGTGCGGTAGTTCCTTGAGATACTTGAAGTGAACCTGTAGAGGTATTAGACACATCGCCAGATAACGCACCGCCCGCTTTGGGCAATGCCGCATCAGCAGTCACACCATCCGCTGCTACATCACGACCATCGAATGTCGAGTTAGTCGTTATGGCTCCCGTCATTGCACCGCCCGCTTTGGGTAAATTGGCAGCACTACGAGCATCAGACACCTTCATTTGTGTGTCGATAAGGTTCATGTTGGTGTTAATTTTACCGCCCCAAGTATCCTCAGAAGCGCCAACTTCGGGTTTAGTTAAGCCATAATTGGGTGTTGTTGAATCTGCCATTTCAATAATCCTATTGTTAATCTTTTACAAAGTAGTCCAGGTTGCACTATCTGTTGGCTTGGTAGCCCAGGTTGCAACATCAATAGGCAACGGGTCGTACCTATAACGCCCTGTGGCTGTCATGCCCGACACTGCCTGAATAACTGCTGCACCACTCATAGTGGCAGTACCATTAGCCGTGACGCTTGATACAACTTCAATTACCGCGCTTGCAGACACCGCATAAACTGCCGTAGCCGTTACGCTAGACACGGCTTCAATAGACGTTTGGCCCTGTCCTATGTCTTGTGCAGCAGCCGTTACAGTGCTTACAGCCTCTATTACTGCGCTGGCATGACCATGCTTTTGACCATTAGCGGTAACATTAGATACAGCCTGAATAACAGCCACACCTTGAGCAATACGTTGACCAGCAGCCGTAACATTAGAAGCCGCATTAATAACTGCAACTCCATCTACATAAGCTGCTTGCCCATAGATGTTTATGCCGTAATTAGCTGCTCCGTAACCATTCATTCTAGGTTAGGGTAATGTCAAATTCGCCAGCTTGGAATCGAAATACGTCACCACTACCGATTGGTTTACTAGCCGTTAAAGCTGTCTCAGCAAGCATATTTCCACTTGATGCCGCGTCCAATACTGCCGTATGCGTAATTGTCCCCCATGAGCCTGTGGCTGTTGGAAACTCCACCGCAGAAGTGTTGTCGATAGCACCACCAGAAGACGCATCAAATGCCATAGCTTTACGAGTGTAGCCATTGCCTGACACCTCTGTACCTGTGCCGCCTGCGCCTGTGGCTGATGTGTACAAACCGATGTAAACAGTAGAAGGTGGCGTATAAGCCGCATTGCGAAACACATGGTCTAATACTTCGTTTTCTAAAAAAGTAGTAAATGACATTTAATAACTTCCTATTTTTAATCTAAGGCCAGAGCCACTAGCTGTTGAACGGCTGCTGGCAGTGCTAACTCTAGCCACAGCCGCAGAATAAAGAGCCGCCCAGGTTGTGGCCCTTTCGTCTTCTTTAAGGTATGGGGCAGAGTGAAGTAACGCACCATAGAGGTAAATATCGGGGTGATGGGTCAGCAGCCAGTTAGTGGTGGCAGAATTGGTTAACGATGGAATCTTGGCGTAATACATTAAGATTGCGCTGTATGCACCATCGGGGCTTGGAAAAACCTCAAACTGTGACGAGTTAAGGCTGTAATTTGTTGGCGTACCCGTAGAATCATCCCTAGCGGCCCGTGAATTTTGCATCGTAGCCAAAGACATAAAGTTAAGGCTGCTAGTGCCTGCGGTTACTAAATGGAAACGAATAGTAGATACCCAATCACTAGGAATACCAGTAAACTGGCTATCAATCGTGGTTTCAGCGCGTGTCTCCATGCGCCAGTGGCGCAGTTCGTTACTGATAGATGATTCTGCTAAAGAAATAAAGTCTGGGATAACTGCCGTTAAATCATCTCGGTTTAAGAAGTTAGCAATGGATGCTTTTAGTTCTGAATATGTTGAGATAGCCATTAGATTAAATCCAAAATAGACTGCTGGTTATGTATGCCTGATCTTGGCGATTGACCTAAATCGTAGAGCGAACTTAGAAGACCCTTAATCATTTGCGGTGTTGCAAGCTCACGCTCACCAGTTTGCTGGTTAATTCTAAACGGCAAAATATCGGCCCTATTAAAACCAGTATCATCGTCAAACAGACTTTCAAATTCTTGTCGGTTGTTAAGATATGCTCTTTCTTGTGCCGTTAAATAAGCATCTGTGTTGCCCTGCATGTATGAGGCTAAGTTAGATGGTTGGCCCGTCATATTAGCCAATAAGCCTGCGGATGTTGTTGCTAACCTAGATGAATTTAAATAGTTAGGGTAATTAGCTTCAAGAAAAGAAACTAAATCTTTTCCTGTAAGCGTAGTTGTAGGGTCAATAGTTTCGGTAGTAACTATATCGTTTGGCTCTAAGCCTTGCGTATACTTTCCTTGGCTGGTCATATCATTATATTCATACAAGGGTGTATCAAATAGGCTTTTTTCTTGGCCTGACAAGTTTCTAAGCCTTGTAGAATCCCCTTGTATGCCTTGGCTTGGAACTACCCAAAACTCGCTACCTTCGTCCCAAGTAGATTTTGGGTCTACTATAGATAAGTGACCATACTTTTCTATATCTGCTTTTGTCATATCAGATGGATTTTTATTTGCAGCTCTAGCAGCTTTAACTTTTACCCAAGATGGAGCGTCAGAAAACCAAGCAGCAGCAGGCACTCCATTTAAGTATTCTTCTGGGTTATCAACAGCATCATTTAAAGTTTCTTTTATCCATTTCCCATGCTGCGGCTCAATTCCATTTGCGTGTAAATCTTCTGCAATAGACCTATCACCACTATGATACAAAAATTGCCTACCTGACTTTATGGCATTACTTATAAACGAAATAGGCTTACCCAAAACCCCAGCCTCACTATCATCACTAGCACTTATAGCTAGTAAACCGCCTGCGCCTGCTGTTGCTGTCGCTACTGGATTGGAGGCTAGTAGGCTGGTTGAGTTTGATTTAGCAGGGTCAAATGCAGCGTCAACTGAGCGATATTGACTTGGGTCAAATGCCACATAAGTATAATCACCCTTCCCATCAGGAAGTTTTAACCCATCGTAACCCTTTCTAATTAATTCATCAGTTCCAAACTTATCGTATTCTTCCCATCCAGCAGGGTTTTTGATTCTGTGGTACATTTCTTTTATTACGCCACGACCTTGTGCGCCTACATCACCAGATTCTATCTCAGCCTTATTAGTTGTTGACCAGAATTGAGTGCCTATTGCTCTGTCTGGGTCAAAAGCATCAAAATCATCTGCTGTCCCGTGATAAACTTTTTTATCAGTATCAAACCCCTGCTCTTTAGCCCTAGCCATGCGTGATGGTGTGTCCATATCAAGCAAGCTACGAACAACTTTATTGCCAACGCTTATTGGTGTGCTTAATAAACCCATTACTTAGCCATTCGCTTTTTTACTGCGGTTGATAGGTCTTTCTTGTGAAACAGATCTTTACTGGTGCTAGTGTGCCTGGCCCCTGTCATGGGTATTCCATCGGTCTTATGAGTAGCACCTTTGTGTTCAGTGCCATTCTTTAGATAATGCCTTACGCCTTTAGCCATTGTTAATAAGCCGTTTTCTTTGGCTTCTTAGCTGGCTTCTTTTTGGGCTTTTTGGTAATCATAAATAAACCTCGAAAATTGTTAGTGCATTATATCATATTATGCTAGTCCTTTAACATTCCGTTTTAACGCTCCGCGATTCTTTTTCTTAGTTTTGCCCAAATCCCCTGCTGCAAACGCTTGTGCCATTTGCCTAAGTGCATCCGCAGCTTCACTATGGCCCTCTGACTTATCGGGTATATGCGACCATCGTTGCTCACTGTTAGACCATTTGCGTCTGTAGGCTTTAAGGTGTTCTAGTCCTGCTGCACATTTATCTTCATCAATCCAAATATAAGGAAACATATCGCTTGTCGATTGTATGCCCCACAAAAGCTCTTGAATCCTTGGGACGATGCGCCAACTTACACCAGGCATTAATTGTTTAAGCATATCCTTGGGGCTTTTGTTTTTAAGTTCGCCCTGTCGTTTATGGTCTGCGTCATGTGGTAAATACATATCGCTAAAAACCAAGTCCAAACTTTGTAGCCATTTAACCGCATGACTATATGGTTCATTCCATGCTTCATAAAATTCTATACACCTAAACTCCAATCCAACTTGTTGCACTACCCATATCGCACAACCATCTGACGCTCCAATATCCCAAAACGTTAAACAAGGGTGTGAAGCAACTACGGGTAAACTGCCTATGTGTCCATCAGCATTAGCTTTGTTAATCTCACGCAGCCAGAAAGCCCCTTCTGGGAACTCTAAAAAGTCGCCCTCCCAAACATGACCATAAGTGTCTGGTCGTTGCTCTAAATCTTCTAAGCGTTGCTCAGTTAGAACTTTCGGCATCCAAGGGTTATCTGCCCAATTTATGGCGGTAATCTTGCATGAATCAGGCGTAGTTAATCTAAATCGTTTGTGTGTGGCTGAATCCTTTGACTGTGGGTTCCATATTACCCAACACTCGCTATTCTCTTCACGAATAGACGGCATTAGCTTCATGTAAGCCTCTTCACTGACTGTCTCGGCTTCATCAATAAACGCTAACAAGATACGGGCCTTAGATTTAATGCTGTCGATGTTGCGCGTTAAGCCTGCAAATGAGTAACTAATACGCCCGTCTTTGCTGCGAATATAATGATCGCCACACTCATAATAATTGTTTAGAAACGACACTGCTTGGATAGCGTTTTTGATTTCAGCAAATGATGATTCACTAAGACTGTTCATGTATTGCCGCAAACAAAGTATCTGACCTGATCGACCACTCTTGCCAAACTTATAGCCCCACACCGCAGTCATTAATGCAAAAGCGCGGCTCTTGGCTCCACCCCTACCGCCATAGGCTGCGCGTATTCTTGCTTCGCCTTGAAATATGGGAATAAGTTTAGGTGGTAACTCTAAGTCAATTTCAGACATTAAAGATTTTCAAATTCTTTAGCAACCAGGTTAATTGTTGTTGGTGGTGTCATAGACCCATCACTGCTGGTTTGGTCAACCTTATCTGTATACCCATGCTTGCCTAATGCCAGTTTAGTAATTGCGCTATTAAAGTCACCCGTTAAGCCTTTGTCGGTTAGTTCAATAAACTGTAACTGCATAATTCTTTCTAATATCTCCGAAAACTCTTTCTTATCCTCTTCTTTTGCCCAAGCATACATGGTCGAGTTAGCAATGTTTAAATAGTACGCTAACCCTATGTGCGAAGGGATTGCCGTTGTATAGCTTTCTAAGTATTCCTTAGCCCTAGCTAACAATAATGGCGTGTACTTTGTTGGTCTACTCATTTTTAATGTTCCGTTATTTCAATTTCGTAAATACCTTTCTCACTAAACTCTTCGACCCACTCCATAGCTGCCGTCATTAGTTTATCGTCTGCTTCATTGCGAGGGCGGTCAGTGTCCACTTCAATAATCGTTTTAATTAAAAGTGTAATAATCAAAGCACCCTCGTTAATGTCGTCTTGGTCAAACGTTCTCATGCCGCACCTTCTAGATTTACTGTTAACTCTTTTACCTTGGCTTTGTACTTAGTCTTAATCGCTATAATATCGTCACGTCTGTAACGCTTTGGCTCTTGTGGCCCTTCTAGTTTTTTAACTTTCTCAATGCCAATCTTATTAATTAAGTTAATACGGTAATCAATGGCGTTGCCTGATAAATGATTATTACAAGGCGCACATTGGGCGTGGACGTTGTTCTCGTTGTAGCGC